CAGCGGTCACTGGCCTTCGAGTAGTTAACGACCCCACAAAGCTTGTGCCGAACTGTGTGTACATTGACGCGCCATCCTTTACCACGATCGCTGGCAATGGCAACATCATCCGCATGGACTTCCCAATTAAGGTCATCGGCTCAGGCCCAGCAGGCCTACCAGTCCTTCGCAGCATCCTTGACATTGTTAGCAAAGTCCTACTCAGTCCGATCATCGTCATGGCAGGCCGTCCCAGCAACCTAGAAATCGGTGGGCAGCTCTTTCCGTGCTATGACCTTGACTGTGGCATACAAGCACAAAGCGCATAAGGAGAAACCATGTACACCATCATTAGCCCACGCCTTGGAACCCCGGGCGATCAGTTCATCCCAGAGGACGGTGTCAACATTGACGCACTGCTCGACGGCGGCCTGATATCCACCGACACCGTAAAGAAATCATCTAAAGTCAAATCAGAACCCAAGGAGCAATAGACATGGCTATCAGCAGCACTTACCTTTCTAACCCAAGCATCACGATCAACTCGGTGGACTTGTCCGATCAGTGCACAAGCGCGGTCATCAACTATGTGTCGGAGCAATTAGAAAACACGACATTTTCCAACACTTCGCGCAGCTTCACATCTGGCCTGTACTCGAACACCGTGACCGTAACTCTTTATCAGAGCTACGCAGCAAGCGAGACTGAAGCCAGCATTTACAGCCTTGTGGGCACAACCACGACGCTTGTCTTAAAGCCAAGTTCATCGGCTGTCGGTGCTACGAACCCTTCGTACACTTTGACGGGCGCGTTCTTGTCGGCACATACACCGATCAACGCTTCGCTCGGCGAACTGTCCACAATTGACCTGACATTTAGCGGTGGCGTTTTAACTAAAGCCGTCGCATGATCTCGCGGCATCAGCCGCTGAGAATTACAAGTAGCAAGACCGCACAAGCGGAGCCTTGCCCGACAAAGGAGAAACAATGAAAGTCAAACTATCTATCGACCTTGGCGACGGTAAGCCAGCGCGCGAGATGACCACCAACATGCTTGCCATTGTTGACTGGGAACGAACAGAGAACCGTCGATCAGCAGACGGCAAAGGCATTGGGTTTAGCGACATGTGCTGCTGGGCTTACACACTTTGCAAACTTGCTGGAGACAAAGTGCCAGCCAACTGGCGCGAGTGGGTTGCCGAGAACCCTGACATGACCATTACACCTATCAACGAGATCGCAGACGAGACCCCTTTCATCGAGGGACTTGGCGGCGAAGCCTCTGCGAAGTCCTAGCGTTAACAGGCTTCTGGCCAAAGGAGATCGAGTTCACTATGCGAGACTTGAACACTGTCACCTATGTGCTTGAGCAGATGCACCGTAAGAAGTAACTATGCCTGTCTCTCACAGCGTCGAAGTAGTCGGTCTCAAGGAAACGATTAACGCCTTACGCAAGATCGACCCACAGCTGCAAAAAGACTTTAAAGCTGAAGCGACAGCAATCGCACAGCCAGCCATTCAGGCTGCAAAACTTGCATACAGCCAGTTTCCATTGTCAGGCATGGCGCGCAAGTGGTCTGATCGAGGGCGCAAGATATTCCCATTCACTATTGCCAGCGCACAGTCAGGCGTAAAGATGCGCTTTGACACTCGCCGCAATGCTGTAGGCGTAATTCTGATTGAGCAAAAGAATCCAGCGACAGCAGTGTTTGAGGGTGCAGGCCGTAAAGACAGCAACCGTTTAGGCACATCACTTGACTCGGTCAGCTCTGAGCGCGGCTTTGCTATGGCGATGCCGGGTAGGACTCGACTGATCGGCCCAGCGGTCTATAAAGCGCGGCGCGGTATTGAGGGCGAAATGGAAAAAATGGTGCTCAAAACCATTAACCAAATACAGAAAGACCTGAACTAATGGCACTGTCAATCCCCATCATTAGCGAGTTCCAAGGCGGCGGCGTTGACAAAGCCATCAAACAGTTTCAGCAGCTCGACGGCGTAGGCGCAAAGACAGGCTTCGCACTCAAGAAAGCGTTTCTGCCTGCCACGGCTGCGCTTGGCGCATTGACTGCTGGCATCGGTCTAGCCACTAAAGCAGCAATGGAAGATGAAGCTGCGCAGCTTGAATTGGCTCGCCAGTTACGCGTAACGACACAAGCCACAGATGCCCAGATCAAAGCGGTCGAGCAGTCCATTAGCGCCTTTAGTAAGCAGACCGCAATGGCTGACGATCAGCTGCGCCCAGCGTTGGCAAACCTCGTGCGCGCTACAGGCTCGCTTGAGTTGTCCCAAAAAGCAATGGCGGTCACCGCCGACCTTGCTACTGCCAAAAACATTGACATGGAGTCTGCCAGCGTCGCGGTCTCTAAAGCTCTTAACGGTCAAGTAGCTGCGCTTATCAAATTAGACCCATCGCTTAAAGGTGTGATTACATCAACATCGACTGCCGATGAAATTATGCAGGCACTTAATAGCTCGGTCGGCGGCGCTGCTGAAACCTTTGCCAATAGTGCTGAAGGCGGTCTAAAGAACTTCGGCATTCAGATGGACGAACTAAAGGAAAGCATTGGCGCGGCATTTATTCCCGTTATGGAAAAACTGCTGCCCTATGTGCTGGACTTTACGACATTCTTGCAAGACAACACCAAGGCACTGCTCATTGTTGTCGGCGCTATCGCAGCAATGACGGCAGCCATCGTGGCAGCCAATGTCGCCATGAAGGCATACAACGCATTCCAGTTAGTTGTTACCGCTGGCAACGCTGTGCTGGCAGGCTCATTCACCACGGTCTCGGCATCGGCTGGCATTTTGACTAAAGGCTTAGGCGTAGTCATCCTTACCCTTGGCCTGCTTTACGAGGTGTATCGAGAAGGCCCAAGGGCTGTTGCAGAGTTTATGCTGCCGTTTAAGCAGTTTGCGGTAGGCGTATATAACTCGGTTAAGGTAGTTGCCAACGGGATAAACCAAATTATTAACGCCGCAATTATCGGACTTAATCAACTGATTAACGCGCTCAATGTAATACCGGGTGTAAGCATCGACTTGATACCGCTAGTCCCGATGCTTGACTACACAGCACTGCCAACACTGGACGCAATATCTAGTGGCGCAAGCGGTCGCGGTGGCGCAGCGCGTGAAGGCGGCACAGGCTCTATTGGCTCAAGCCCTATGGCAATGATCGAGTCGGCTCTAGTAGCGCCAGCCCCAGCTGCTGGTGGCGGCGGTGGCAAGTCCTCAAGCGTTCTAGACCTATCTAAGAACTATGCAGGCAACCTTGGCGGCAATTACGGCATAACAGGCAACGCAGCAGACTTCTCCAGCCTCTTCGATCAGTTCATGGTGGAGCGCGGCACACCGATCACAGTCAATGTCAACGGCGGTCTCGCCACATCAGCAGACATCGGTCGTGCTGTAGTGAACAGCATTAAAGCCATGAACCGAGTGGACGGCCCAGCACAAATACAGGTCGCCTGATGGCTGCCACGATCGTCCAGTCAGGGTCTTACGATCTCAGGATCGCTACAGGATTCCTTGTTGACGCGTTCACGCTGGACTCAGCAGAGAAGGGTGTGCTTAATAACACCGAGTATGTGCTGGACGGTACGACAGAGTTTGCTTCCGTGATCGACGGCGCTACAGGCATCAGCGTGTTCCGTGGACGCAGAGACATCGGCGACCAGTTCACTGCTGGCACAATGAGTTTCGATCTTAACGACACATTCACGGGCGGGATTTTCAATCCCTTCGATACTTTGTCGCCTTATTTCAACACCGACGAGGCTGTGCCGGGTCTAGCACCTATGCGTAAAGTCGTGCTAAGCCGCGAAGGCGAGGAACTGTTTAACGGCTACATCGTTGACTACAACTACAACTTTAATCTTGGCGGCCTTGACACCGTCAGCGTGTCCTGTGCTGACGACTTCTACTTGCTGAGCCAGACCTACCTAAACGAGTTCAATGTGACCGAGCAACTTGCCAGCGCTCGACTTGTCGCCCTACTTGCCCTGCCTGAAGTCAATGCCTTTCAGTTGCCAGGGGAACAGAACATAGAAACCTCGACGATTACCCTTGGCGGCGCAGCTGCATACACCGTCCCTAACGGCACATCGGTCGCTGCTTACACAGCCAAAATAAACGAGTCGGTACAGGGACGCATCTTCATCTCGCGCGACGGCGTGTTCACATTCCAAGACCGCATCGGTGACACGCTCTCAGCATCATCAGCAGACTTCCACGATGACGGCACAAACATTCCCTACGACAATGTGGGCATCTCGTTCGAGGCCAACCAAGTCATCAACCGAGCATCGGTGCAACACGCTGGGGCAACAACCCCAGAGATCGCCGAAGACTTGACATCGCAGGCCACTTACTTTATTCAGACCACCGCCATCAGCGACGCGCTAGTTCACAACGACACGGCAGCCCTTGACCTTGCCAACTACCTGCTTGTAGGTCAGCCAGAGGCGCGTTATACCAATGTGTCAACGCTGTTTGCATCCCTGACTGATGCCCAGCGCGACACGGTGGCAATCCTTGAGATCGGCAACACAATCACCATCGAGAAGTCGTTTACTAGCGGCAACACGATTACATCGCTGGCTCAAGAATTAGCCATTGAGGGCATCCAGCATGAGATTGACCTATCTACAGGCCACCGCATTACCCTCTTTACTTCGCCCACAACGCTCGTCTTTGAGCTGATCTTAGACGATGCCGTGTATGGCACAATCGACACAGAAAATGTCTTAGGATAAGGAGCATTATGGGAGCAAACGCAGTAACCACAGTCCCCGTTTACACGGCAGGCGAAGTCCTGACAGCGGCAGACATGAACATTACAAACTCGGGCATCCCCGTTTTTGCTACGACTGTTACTCGCGACGCAGCCTTTGGAGGCGCAGGCGAAAAGACACTTGCCGAGGGTCAGTTTGCTTACATTGAGGCAACTAACACGACGCAATATTACGATGGCGCGGCTTGGCAGTCTGTCGGTGTGTCGCCGGGTCTTGTGCTTATCAAGACGCAAACTATTGGTACGACAGTTGGAAGCGTTACATTGTCAGATGTTTTTAGCAGCACTTACGACAATTATTTAGTTGTCGTGAGTGGTGGCGTTGGAAGCACTACAAGCCAAATGGCTTTAACCCTTGGTGCTACAGCAACAGGATATTACCGTTTTGGAACTTACGGCACTTACACTTCAGCAACCGTACAAGGAATACAAAACAGCAACGGTGCTAATTGGGGTGACGCCGTAGGAATGTCTACTAACAGTCTTTCAGGCACAATAGAATTGTTAGCTCCCAACTTGGCTAAACGCACCTCGTACAGTTCAAGTATGCAACAAGTAGCAACGGGTGGTTACTCGTTAAGAAGTGCAGGATTTTTAGACGACGCGACACAATACACGGCGTTTACTTTGACTTGTGGGACTGGAACTGTTACAGGCGGCACTATCAAAGTTTACGGATACGCAAACAGTTAGGGCATGACATGACATACGAAGAAGCAATCGCAATGTATCCACACGATGAGGTGCATATCCAAGTGGATGATGTTGTGCGTCCAATGACCCCAGCCGAATACGAAGCATTTATACAACGGCAAGTCGATTATGTTCCGCCCGTTGGCTAAATATGCGGCACTTGTTTTCATGGTTGCAGTCGTAGCGGCGGTGCTCAATGGATGCAGCACAACACGACACAACATCGAGCCAAACAGATGCTCAACAAAAATGGCTTGCGATGTCGCCAGAGGATAAACACGCTCGACTAATCCTGATCGTCGGCATTACCATGTCGGTCTGTTTTGCCGCAATTGTGCTGGGCTTTGTAATCGGACTGCTATTTATCAGCCAGCCTCTTGAACAGGCTCCAAATGACGCAGCCTTTATCGACCTACTCTCGACCGTTGTCGTGTTCCTCACAGGATCACTCGGCGGCCTATTAGCATCTAACGGAATGAAAAAAGCCAAACAGACAGGGGCAACAAATGAAAGCCAGTGATAAAGCAATGATCTCGACCTACATCAACAGTGCCATTGCAGCCGCAGTAGCCCTGTACATGTCAGGCAACACCGACCCTAACGACCTACTCGGCGCAGCCATCGCAGCTGTAGCACCACTATTTATCGGCTATGTCAACCCGAAAAACAAGGCTTATGGCATCGGCAAAAACCCCGAAGCCTAAAGCACCAACGCTGACCGCTGTACCTGCACCGCTGGAACGGCACTACCACAAACTGGTAATGCCGTCAACGCTTGCCCATGTAACCCCGGGTGAACTACCAGCAGGGCTGCTTGTCGATGTGAAGCCATACGGCAAACTGCACTTATTAGCAGCTGACGCATACATGGCGCTACGCGACGCAGCCTTCGCCGCTGGAGTCAAAACCTTTAAGCCCACATCCGCCGCCGACACTTATCGCAGCATCTCGACACAGACCACAGGCTTCCTCGCTCGCTACCAGACCCAGCCGATCGCAGGCGCATCGACGCGCACTTGGAAGGGTGTCACTTATTACCTTAAAGCTGGTAATGCGCCGATGGCTGCACCCGGCACGAGCCGTCATAATCTCGGGCTGGCAGTTGACATTAGTGACGCATCAGAAACAGGCCGCATGCAATTCATGCTCAAAAACATCGAGGCCTACGGCTTCACTTGGGAAGTGCAATCAGAGCCATGGCACATCTTTTATTATGTCGGCGACCGTGTTCCAGCCCTTGTGCAGCAATGGAAACAGGCGAAATCCTTGCTTTAGTCACACTCATTGCCTAGGGTCGATGTACCGACGGAAGGCAAGCGAAAACCATGGACGCAAAGACCTACATCTACGAGGTGTACACCTCACATCTAGATAGCGGTCAGCAAGTCATGGTGCAGATATTTCGTGATCCACTCGACGGCAGGACGCTGCACTCGCAGCTCGCCTTTAAGGACATCTCAGGCAGCTGGGGTGTCCCTTACCAACTGGAGAAAAAATGATCTTTACAGCCCCCAAGATAATCGCAGGCATCATTAGTACTATCTGGGCGTTTACGACCTTCCTAGGGGTCGCTAGGAGCCTTCCAGAGGCAAATAGCAACATCATCCCAGCCGCCTACTACGAGGCAGTACTGCCAGCCAGCACCACGGTCGCGCCGACCACGACGATCACCACGATCGCCACTTGTGACGATGCCCTACAGCTCGCCCTTGACCTTGGCTTCCCAGCCGACCAACTCGGCACACTTGATCTAGTCATGCACCGCGAGTCACGCTGCCAGACAACAGCGCACAACTTGAGCGATCCCAACTCAGGATCGTATGGCTTGACACAGATCAACGGCTTTTGGTGTCTGCCCAACAGCAACTGGCCTATCGGCTGGCTACAAGAAAAGGGCATACTTGAAGAATGCAGCGATCTGTTTAACGCCACGATTTCACTGCGCGCCACCCTTGCTATATACAACAATTCAGGATGGGAACCATGGGCGACAGCGAAATAAACAGCATCTATCCCGAAACTGGGATCACCGAGCACACCCGGGCGATGATGGGCATGATCGACGACCTGTTCACACCGAACCATGTAAAACGATCAAAAGCATCACACCTTTACCATCTTGTAGGCGAACTCGAAGCGCTACGCGACGACCTACGCCGCATGGACGACCCACGCGCAAACTTCCTACAGCTCGCCATCACCGAACTCAGCCAACTGATAATCTAATCTCTAGTAAGTAATCCCGAACAAAGGACACCCGACATGATTCAAATCATTCCAGAAACACGCAAAATATTTATCCGAAATCTTCCAAATTCACCTGATCAGTTTGACAACTTAGTTATTGCCTACATCATTTATTCTGGAAAAGACATTAAAGATTCTCCGTATGAAGCAGACGGCGAAACATATGTGCAACCATTAACCAGCCTTGATGCAATGGAACACATTCAAGCGGCTTGTGGTGCAGATGCGTACATGTTTATGCGAGATGCAGAAGGCAATGACGAGGCTCTTTAATGTCAGACCTACAGCTCTTTCAAGCCACCCTCGGCCTCGGCGGATACAAAGAACAGCCATTTACCATCGAGCGCAATGTGGTTGCAATCAGCCGATCAGCACACCCAACATCTGCTAACGCTGCATTACGCGCACTACCTAAATCAGGCTCAAAGCGTAAGCGTGTTTATGACTTCATTAACCGTGTAGGCGGTGCTACCGACGAAGAGATCGAGGAAGCACTCAGCATCTCAGGCAACACGGTTAGACCCACACGCGGCTCACTAGTAAAGGACGGCCTCATTGTGGACTCAGGCCTCGAGCGACTTACTAAGGCAGGCAACCCTGCGATCGTGTGGCGTGTGGCGTGACCAAGTTCGGCAGATACTTGCCGTCAGATCGCACAGTAAAGCATCGTGAACGAACAGCCAGAGCAATAGAAACCGACAATAAGCGAAGAGAAAAGGCAGACAAAATGGGCTTTGACCTTGCAAATTACGAGACAGTGGCAGATCGACTTGTGCGCTGGTGGGCTGCATATCCGAACGGACGCATACAGACACAGATTTACCGTTACGACGGCACAACTGTTGTGATGAGCGCGGAAGGCTATAACGACGATGATCGGCTGATCGCTACCGGGTATGCAGAGGAAACAGTGTCAGATCGTGGCGTTAATGCGACCAGTTTCGTGGAGAACTGTGAGACCAGTGCCATTGGCAGAATGATTAGCAATAGCCCGATCGGTACTGCTGGCCCTCGACCTTCACGCCAAGAGATGGAAAAGGTTGAGCGGACTGTCCCTGTGCGCGCTGTAGTTGGCTCAGGGCAGCCTGTACCGAAGCCACAGCCATCAGCAGGCGCGTTTGTTAGCCCTAAACAGCAGACCTACATTAAGGCGCTTGCCCGTGGTAAAGGATGGGATGAAGGCGAAACACTTGAGCAGCTGCATGCGTTTTTAGGTGTAAACGATGTCATCTTGGAGACCTTGACCGCATCACAGGCAAGCCGTGTTATTGAGGCGTGGAAGTGAAAGAGGCAGACTTCCAAAAGATCGTCATAAACCTTGCCAAGATGCATGGCTGGCTTGTGCATCATCCTTTGCCATCTATGAACAAGCGCGGTGTCTGGGCTACACATGAGCTAGGCGATCACGGCTTCCCTGACCTTGTACTTGCTCACCCCAGTGGGCGTGTTATATTCGCAGAACTTAAAAGCGATAAAGGCAAAGTCTCACCGCTGCAATCACGATGGATCACAACGCTTCAACAAGGCGCAGTCGTTTGGGTGTGGCGGCCTACTGACCTTGACTGGATCGCCAAGTATTTAAGCCAAGGAGCAGTTACAATTTAATAACGCTGGTACCTTGCGGGACAGATCACCAGAAATGGTGAAGCAAGGCGAAACAGAAGTTGGGACCTCGACCGTCCTCGGCCAGCATCATTGACCTAAGCCATTCGCACGGCAGTTGGTAACACTCGGTAACGAGGGTAGATCGACGCGCCCTGAAACATGCAACACGAAATGAGTTAGGCAAAGCGTCGAGGCGACCTGTAAACATAATCAGGTAGGTAATGAGGTAACGGAGTGAGGCATCCCGTGGGTGAGCATTACCGTGCTAGGCGTTTACAGATGACATACAGTTAACAAACCAAGACCGAGGCAACATGAACCCGACAGCAACACAGACCACAAGACATCGAGGACAAGGCGCTTGCGCCGCGTCAGCTCAAGCCGAAGGCGCGAGAGCATGAGCAAAGCACACCGAGACCCCCAGTACACAGCCAACAGACGCAAGGTGCTAGCAAACAAGCCTGACTGTGCATACTGCGGCAAACCCAACGCAGACACAGTAGATCACATACTTGAACTCGATGCCGGGGGCGACCACTCAATGGACAACCTTGCACCATGCTGCGCGGCCTGCAACAACATTAAAGGCCACAGATATGTGACAGCCCGAAACGCACACCGCCAACACTCAAGACACGAGTCAATGCAAAAAAATGGAGTGCGAAATATCAAAGAGGTTTTTTATGAACAGAGGCAAAGCACA